ATTAATAAGTACTTTTAAATCTTGTTTTATCTTTTTTCTAGCAGCCCAATGTAATCTATTCCATACATTTGTACTCACTAATTGATTTTTATATTTAGGATATGGAATACTAAGTACCATATCAGAATGCATTACATAACCTTTTATTTGAAATTATATATTCCATAATTAATCCTTTTACCAATCTAGCATTTCATTATCATTATAATATGCATTACATACATTTTTATAACTACAATATAACTCACATTTACTAGGTTTTTTATTACCATCTTTTGTTGTAATAAAACCATATTTCGTTTTACTATCACATGTTTGTGGCAACTTAACATCTATAATATTATCGTTTGCATCAAATACTAAATATGGCTCAATACTATGTAGTTTATCTGTAATAATCTCTATTATTTCACTTTCACTTAATGTTGGAACATTTAATATTTTATAATCAGGTTTTTTAGTTTTAGTTTTATAATCCCAACCACCATCTTTAAATATAAAAAATAAACTTAATGTATCAACATCTAATTTTCCTTTTGATAAAAATTTATAGACATTAAGTTGCAATATGTAGTCATGTGTATAATCACCTTTTTCTATTGCTTCTTTTAACTTTTTATACGTATTATATTTAGTGGTTTTAATATCATAAATAACTTTATCTTCAATATCATATAAATCTAATGTACCTGTAATTTCAAAGTTATGAAAATCATCTATTTTTACACTAAAATCTAACTCACTTTGATATCGCTCTTTTGATAACAAATCTTCCATACCTTTATGAATTAGGCTACCTATTGTATGTTGACCAAATTCATTATCTAAACTACCATGTTTAATATTCATAAGTAACTCATATTTACCTATACCAATTTGAGAAGCACTTAATCTCTTCTCAAATGGTTTCCTATCATATTTAAGTGCTTCTAAAATATCATTTATTAACATATCTTTCTCCTTTATTGTTATACAGTCGGAATTACCAACTGCTAATTTTTTCTTTGTCTTCTTTAGATACCTCTTTTTTATCTTCCTTTTTCTTTGGAATTTTAGCTTTAGCAATAGCCTTTTCAGTCTTTTTAATAAAGTCTTTTAACTCATCTTGACTTATATTTTCACATCTTGCTTCACTAAACTCTGCTTTCCAATCTTCACTATAATCATCCCATTTTTTAGTAAATGCTACATAAAATGGTTTCTTAATAAAATTAGGCATTGCAGCAACAGAAATACTTTCACCAAATACATCTTTTTGCGTATCAACAGTCTCATTCAACCATCTATTTAATACTTCTTTTGCTTTCTCTTTTTGAGCTTTATTACTTAAATCTAAACACTCAATTGCAGCAACAATACTTGCTAATTGATGCCACGCAGGAAGCTTTCTAGTATGCTCTTTCCCATCTTTATCTTTATATGTATAAGTAGTTTTTTGTCCTTTATCTTTACCACTTGTTAGATAAAACTGTTTATTTTGTTTACCTAATACTTCACCTGTTTCAGGATTAATAAGCTCAAATTCTAAATTTACATACTTAGCACCACTCTTACTTTCTGCACCATATGCATCAGTAATAACAGTTTTAAATACACCAAATTTCTCCTCAAATCCTTCTCTAACCTTAGTTGCTTCAAAATCCCAACTTGTATCTGTATCTATAAATGCCATTTTTTGCTCCTTTTAAATTTAATCTGTAAAGCTCACTATGGCATAAGTGAACTTTATTAATTAAATTATATAGAGAACAGATGTGTTACTACACACCATATTCTCTTCTATCTACCATCATCCAAGCTTTAAAACGTCTAGGATTTACTTTTACATCTTGTTCTACAAAATTTGATAAATCTTCTTGAAGAAAAATAGGAACTAAATATTTACCATCTTCATTATTACCATATGGTGCATTTACTTGTATCCAATTCCCATTTTTTAATCGCTTGATTTCTCTAACATTACCTAGACCATCTTTAATTGTTATTACTTCATCATTCATCTTCTATTCCTTCAATTATTCCATTATCTTCAAGATACTCAATAAGTGCTTCTTTATTTGCTACACCATCTTTTGTAGCAATCTCTGTGTAATAAGGAAGACTTCATCAGCACTTCCACACTTAACAATATAATCTCTAATTGCCATTACTCTTCCTTTATATATTGTTTAAAAAATTCCTTAAGATGATTTTTGAAATCTATCTCTATTGGTTGTAGCAACTGTCCTGTTCTATCTTTTTCAGGTATTACTATAATCTTATCTTCTTGTTTTTCAAATCTAAGAACAACATCATACAATGCAGGTACAAACTCTACTGTCTTTTTACCATCTAATAGTGGTTTATATACAGTTTTATAATTCTCTTCAACTGCATCTTCAAGTGCAATAAGAACAACATTAACTCCTTGTATATCTCTAAAAGATTTAAGTATTGCCAATAATCTGCTACTAAGTTCACCCCACATCTTTAATGCTCTTTTGTCTTCACCCCAAAAATCATCTTTTTGCAGTTCATCCAATAACATATTTGACAACTCTGTAATACTATCAATAATAACAGTATCAAAATTATTTTTATTTTCCAATAGATAACGATAGGCTTCCCTAACTTCATTAATATTATTTGGTGTAGCAACTACTATTTCATTCTTAGCATCTTGTAATGTTCTATGTCCTTTTTCTAAACTAAGAATAAAAGTTCTACCTGTTGCTATACCAACTCTTGTCTTCATTGTACCTTGTTTTCCATATATTAATACTTTCAATCCACTATCATTTAAACTATCTTTTAATTCTTGTATTTTCATTTATTTTCCTTTAGTTTTTCTTTGATTGCTTTACTAATTTCATTTGCTCTTATATGTAATTCTGCAAAATCACAGAAACCATCATGATTTTGTTCCATATAGTCCACAAAATCTTTTACTCCTATATTTAATGCAACATAATCCATAATTGCATAATTTGCGTTATGTGGATTATTTTCTATTTCATACAATAATTCTAAAATATTCATTTTTCATCTCCTTCAATTTTTTTATCTATATTATTAATAATTTCATCTATTTCTTTTTCTGAAATAGGATGTTTTAGTAAATAATAAGATATAATTGCACTTGCAATCATTCCTATTTCTACACCACTAATTGTTCCACTTGTCATAAATATAATTAATATAAATGCTCCAATATCTATCATTGCATTAAATATTTCATGTTTTCTTAGTTTATGCAATATAATTAATATATTAAATGCCATTGCTATACCTGCAAACAATTCCATAATTTACTCCTTTAATATTTTAATATTTAATAATTCTTCATTTATAATTGAGTTGCATCTATCACAATATCCTCCTATAATTGTTATATATTTATTGTCATCTATTTCATCTGCATTTATATTTACTGCCTCCCATTCAACTATTTCAACTTCATCATTGCATATTGGACAATAAAATTCTATATTTTTAAATTCATCTGGTTCATAATTAATTTGTCCATTTTCATATCTTCTTACTGTATCCATAATTTCTCCTTTAAAATTAAAATTTGTGAAAAAATCACGAAAATAATAAATAAGTTACCTAAAAACACTCCTCATCATAGTTCTATTTATTTCTTTTGTATCTAATGGTTCATAACCTGCTTCATATAATTTATCATTTATTTGATAAATAATCTCTCTTACACTCTCTTTATCTTTAAACTCTGCTAATTTTCTAGTAGCCCAATGTAGTGCATTATTTCTACCATTAAATGTAGCAACATTGCTTAATACCCATCTAGCTATACCATCTACTCTTTTATCTTCATCAAAATTTGTAATAACTTTTATTGCTTTATTTACTTTTTCTTCAGTCTTAGTTTCAGGAATACAACATATAGGGTCTAATAAAGTTGCTACATTTTTGTATACATTTGCATTTCTATTTGGAAACCACAATCTACTCATCTCTACTGTTGAGTAATCTATTTCATTTTTTATTCCAAGTAGTGTAGCAACATTACGCACAAAATCTTTATATTTATTTTCATCTAAACTTATTAATTTACTAAGTGGTAATATAATCCTAAATCTATCTGCTACTATTCCATTTTTCTCTTTTTGATGAGACTTAGTTGTATATATTAAATAAGTATATGGTAGTAACAACGCAATAGCATCATCTAATAGTAAACTATCATCTATATCAAATGCTATTGTATTGAATTCTGGTATAGCATTTTTTTGGTTTCTAGTTCCATTATAGTGTATAAATGAGAACCAATCAACATTGCTTGTTACAAGTGTTTCTATTGTTTTGCCTTTATTACCAAAAAACTTAGATATTATGTTTTTTGATGTTATACCTTTCTCTTGTTTTCCTTCCATATTAACACTTACTATTATCTCATCTAAACTACTATCTTTAAGTGGCATTAAATGAACCATCATACTAGTAACTTTTAACTCATAATTATTTCTATATGTATATTCTTTAAGCATCTCTAATTGTTCATTTAATTGAGTTTTTGTCAATTTAATACCTAGCTCATCAAGCAATTCAGTTTTAAATTTGCTTTTTACTATTTTTAAATGTTCAAACATTTTCATATATGGTTGTTTAGGCTTTATAATAGATAATAGATGTTTATCACTTATATCTGCTAATTTAATAGCTTCTAGAATATCTTCTTCCTTTACTTTCATATGCATATTTATTAATGCAATAATTGCACTAGCTCTTAATACTTTATCAATGTTACTAACTCTAATATTATTCCAATCAGTTGGTTTCTCATTAAAATCTTTTATAAGCTTTCTACGATACATAGTTATTCTATTTTTAGCTTCTTTTGTTAAAGTAATAGTAGATGTAGGGTAAGTTCTAATATGCTCTAAAATTGGCTTAAATAACTCATCTAAAGATTGTGTAGTAACTTTTGTTATCTCGTTAATTTTATTTAGATTTACATTTATAATAAATGCTCTTCTAGCAAACCCTGTCTCTAATGTTTCTACTAATTCATTATATTTTTTATCATCTCTTTCAAATGGGCTAAGTGTTCCAAATAATAATGCATTAGTTGGTAGATTTTTTATTGGTGGATATTTTTCATTTACATTTACACTACCCATTGAATTACCATCTTGCCATAGTTTAGTTATAAAATCAGTTATTTGTCTATTCATGACTGAACCAAATTCATTCTCTACAATATTTAATGAACCTTTTTTGATACTTTGCAAAAAATTTGCCACACGCATTGCGCCAAATAATGTTCCAAGAAGTGGAATTTTATATGCATTTGGAACAATACTGTTTTCATCTTCTGTAAAATTGTTTTTGCTAATTATCTCTATATAATGTTGAAGTGGCTCTAATGCATCTTCAAATATTTTTAAAGATATATCTTTACCTACGCCACTTCTACCAAAAGTAATACCTATATAGTTAATATAGTTGTCTTCTACTTTAAGTCTTTTAATTCCTATTACTGAAGCAACTGTGAATAATAATGAGTTATATAGCACCTCTTCTTTTATTTCTTTACCAATTTTTGCTTCAATATTATTTTTAGCTACTTGTATTATCTTTTTATAAAGCACTCAATCCTCCCACTATTTATTATTTTAAAATGGCACTTCATCTTCATTAATATCTAATTCATATTCAACTTTGTATCCATCTTCATTACCATATTCTATTAAATTTTCTAACATAATTATCTTATTTTTCCAAAAACTTTCTTCTCTAATCCAATTAAATGTAAATCTAAGTGATACGAATTTATTACCTCTTTTGATGCTACTTTTGATAAGTTTTTTCATAATATATACCCAAGTATCATATAGTTCTTCATATTCTAGTTGCTTATCATTTTGTATAGCCAACTCTTCATACTTTTCTAAGTATTGTTCATATGGCTCATATACCCAATACATACTATCTATAGTTGTTACTTTCTTTTTAGTTGAAAACTCTATACCTATTCTATTTGCTATATGCATTGCAATAATAAATAAATTAGCTAATATATCTTCATTATCAAATGCAATCATCAATTCTCTTAATGTCATATCTGCAAATGATTTATTTTTAGTTTTTTTATACTCTTCTATTAATATTTTAACTTCAGATACAACATCTATATTTATCCCTTTTGTAGCACCTATTAGTTGTTTTTGTCTCTTTTGTTCTAATAGCTTTTTTCTATTTTCAGGTATAGGCTCTAAATGCTCAAACTCATCAGTACCATGTCTTTCAAGATTTCCTACTGCATCAATCCACATACCATACTCTTTATAATCTGCTTTACGGCGTAATCTACCTACACGCTGGTAAAAAGTTCTATCACTTGTTGTTGGTCTTAAATCTACTCCTACTAATACATCAGGAACATCAAAACCAATAGCTAATTTAGATACAGATACTAAATGTTTAATCTTTCCATCTCTAAACATTTGTATCATATTTGTATTATAACTATCACTATTTTTACTATGTATTGCAACAGCTTGTTCGACCAATTCTGTTACAGGTTTATTAGTTAATAGGTCATGTTCATAATTAATTATTATTTCTTCTTTTGGAACAATCTCATTAATTAGTCTAGTTACCTCTTCACAATGTTCAATATTGCTACAAAACCAAATTGTTTTACAATCTTTAACATCTTTATATCCATCATAGCTTTTTGCCAATACTTCTCTAATTATTTTCTCGTCATATTTGCTTACTATTCTATGTGCATCATCATCAGATATGTATCTTTTTCTAGCTATTGTTTCATTTGAGCTTGTAGCAATATCATTTGTAGCAGATGTCTTATAAAATTTAATATGTGATAAATAACCTTTTTTAACTAAATCAGTAGTTGTTACTGTTTCAATTATACTCTCTTTATTAGGAATATAGTATCCTTTCTCATCCCATGGTGTAGCACTCATTCCTATAATAATATTAGGATTAATATTTTTTATTACTTTTTCCCATCTTTTTTGTCTTGAATTATGATATTCATCTTTTATTATATAATCATAATGTGTAGTAATCTCTCTTGCATATGCTGTTTGTTCCATAATAATTGCTACACGATTATCTATATTGCTATCATTTCCATAATCTGCTTTAATAATCAATGGATTAATATTGCAATGTTTTTTTATAGTTGATTGTAATTGCCATATAAGCTCACTTATTGCAACAATAATAGCAATTGATTTTCATTTTCCTTTTTTTAATGCTCTATTAACTAACTCTGCTGCAATTAATGATTTGCCAAAGCTAGTAACTGCATATAAACACATTTCTGTGCTACCAAATACTATATTTGCTTCAATTTTATCTATTGCTTCTATCTGATAATCTCTTAACTCCATAATCCTCCCTATATTTTAAAATTAATTATAATACTATCTCATAATTATCAGGTACATTTTGACCTGTATTTCTAGTTACTATTATAATGCCTCTATCTTTTAATTCATCTATTGCTCTTTTTACACTTTTTTTGCTCATACCTGTTAAATCAGCTAATCTTCTTTGACTAATTTTAATTTTGTTAATATTGTATCTATACGAATAAAGAATAAAAAAAGTATACAGTTTGAAGTAGAATGTGTTTAAATCCCAATTTTTATTTAAAATCTTCTAATTTTATTTGATCTAATCTTGAATATGATGTTTGTTGCATTGCTAATAATACTTTAGAATTTGAATCAAAATTTTTCTCTCTTCCTGCTTTTAAAACACTATATTCAATATTCATCTCTTTTAAAAAATACTCTAATTGCTCTATTAATTCTGTTATATTTGTTAAAATAATTATTTTATTTTTACTAGATAATTCTTTAGATAATGCAGACATTACTGCACTTTTACCATATGATACAGGAGCATTTAAAATTAATGTTTTATTAAAATCACCAAATGCATTATATGCATCTAGTGTATAAATAATTGATTTTAAATCTCTTTTTTGATAATCTCTTAATTTCATTTTTTATATCCTATATTTACTTTGCATCTTTTAAATATAAAAGTACAAAATGCTTTATATTTTCATCTATTTTATCTTTTGTACCTTTCTCTATTATCTCTGACCAAATATCTAAAAGTTTATAAAATTTTTCATTATTTTCATTATCTATTTTTATATCTTCAGTTTCTTCTATTTTATCTATCATATATGATAAGATTATATCTTTAAAATTATGCATAACATACTCCTTTTATATTGAATAAAGATGCAAAGTAAATATAGGATATAAAAAATGAAATTAAGAGATTATCAAAAAAGAGATTT